TTTCAAGTGCACTAATTCCTAGTTTACCCCCGGCACGATCAATATGATCCCATATTTGTTCTACACGATAATCTTTATGCCACCATTTGTACATACGTCCGGCAGTCCAACAACAAGGCATTAGTAATCCTTCTGCTGTAATAAAAATATTACGTTCTTCGGCTACTTTACATTTAATACTACAACTATCATAATAGTCACGCATACTTCCGTAAGACTTTTCAATTTCTTTTTGTTTTAGCAATGCTAAGTTTTGATTTTCAACTTTAGTTGGTTTAGCAATTGCTTGTGTTTGTTCACCTTTTCTATTACGTGCTTGATGTATATCTTTTTGTTGGCTACTTGCTGTAAAGAATCGTGCACTTTTTTTCTTTTGGAAACGCTCAACACCCCATTCCGCTGCTAGTTCTTCTGCACGTTCAACTTGATGTTCGTTATGTCCAAACACAATGTAGTCCCAACGTGCTCTACCGCCAGCATCTATAAATGCTCGCATGTTACGTTCTACGTTAGCCCAGACAACATTCTGCCTGTATAAATGATTAGTGTCACTAAGACCATCCACGCTAAAAATAACAGTACCCATTCTACCGTAGACTTGGGCAAGTTCACGCCACCACGTTTCATCTTTTGCTCCTGCGTTTGTATTCATGCTTAACCACATTGTGGGGTTGTGTTCTCTAAAATAACGGAATACTTCTAGTGTATCTCGTGCAACAATAGGATCACCTAAGTTGCCACACATGTACATTGTTTTTAATTGTGCAATAAACTCTGGTTCAAATATATGTTTACAATCTTCTAAACTTAATTCAGCATTGGTAATATGACGATTGTCAGGACCACCGTTTTCATTGCGATCACACATAGGACATGCTGCTTGACATCGTTGCGTAATTTCTAAATGCACTGTAGTTATGTCTTTGTAGTTATACATCAATCATCCATTATTAATTTAATATCTTTACCTGGACCGTAACGACTAGGCAAATCTCCATATTCTTCAACATACCATTCGATAACTGCTTTGTACCATAAATGACTATTATGGTGTGCAAGTTTATTAAACTTGTAAATGTTATTGTTAGTGGCTTGCATAGTGCTCAATGCACGTGCTGCTTCTTTTTGCAGTTCTCTTACTGATAAATCATTTATATCCAATTAACATAAACCTCGTATATTTTGGTAGTTTTAATTCGCCACTGTATAACAGTTGACTCATAGGAGCCATTTTTTTAAACTCTTGTACGTTACTTACACAATTTACATGCTCGTCAATTTCATAATAATTATTACTTTGTAATACTACTAATTTACCTTTAGGTATTTTAGCATACCAATCTTTAAAATTTTCTATATGCTCGCAACTTGTGTTGATAATTGTAGTCGGTATATCATGTATCGGTTTGCTCATCCTGTTGTTAGCATTACTCCAACACTGCCAAGTATGCTCATTATAATCAACATCTATAATATCTTGCGTAATACTTTTAAATTTCCAACTATCAACAAACCAAGGCTTATTAAATGTTTCTGCAATATCTACACAACTTGGATCAATATCAAACGATCTAACTTTATCCAACTTAATATTACTCTCAAATAACATAGTTGCTAGTGTAGCATACCAACCTGCACACAAATATACTGTGCCTAACTCTACGTTTGCTTTTTTAAGTTCTTGTATCAGCCACAGTTTACTTTGTAATTGTCCTCTACTAAAACAATCTTTGTCTATTTCTATATCGTTGACGAAGAAACTTTTGAATGCTGTTGTGAACTGTGTGTCTATATAACCTTCTAGTATTGGCCAAAGTTTCCATTCGTTTTCTTCTGTTATTAATTTACGCAAATTATCATTTCCGATTAATCTAAAAATACTGCGCAAATTTTTATTAACAATTGCAGTTCGGTATGTGTTTACAACTTCGTCATCTTCTGGAAATAATCTGAATAGACTATATAAATTATTTTCAACAACTGCTCTACGAAGGTCATCACTGTGCCCAGAAACAGGATATTCTTCCATCAATCTAAAAATACTATGTAAATTTTCTTCAATAACTGCCTTGCGTATTTCTTCGTACTCATCAGTTTCGCCACACAATCTGAATATGCTACTCAAATCACGATCAATGACTGCTCTACGTAGGTCAGCAAGTTCGTCTATTTCTGGATATAGTAATTCATATCTATCCAGAAGTTCGTGTATTAGCAGTGTTGGCTTGTCAACTGTAGTTTCTTCAACAATGTCTGGCATATCAACTCGTATTAGTTTCAAGTATCTTCCTCTAATGATAATTCAAACTGTTCACGTAACCAGTCAAAGTCATTTATAAGTTTTAATACTTTATCATTTTTACGATAATGTGTTCCAAAATCACGTCCTTGATTTGCACCCATAATAGCATACTCGCCATATTTTTTATTTTTTCCTCGAGTGCACCAAATATCTAATCTGTATTGATTATCAATGTTATCTCCATTTGGAATAATACTACTCGCAAGTTTTGTACATTCTCTAAATGCACTTTTCCATGAATCAAATGGACTAGTATTGAATGCTGTAATATTACTAATACCAAATTGAGGTACAAAAGGACAACCCAAACTTGTACTCATATCAACGTTCCATGTACGTGCTTCTAACAATTGCTTACGTGGAAATAATTTAACACCACCGTATCCGTAAAGTAAGTCATTTACTGGATTACGACTGCGCCAAGTATATATGCAGTCTGTCTGTGGAAAGTGTCCATATTCTAATTTTGTACTTTTTGGTGTAAATTCAAAATTAAAAGTTTCTTCTATAATTGCATCTGCATCAACTACATAAAAATTGTTTGTTTCGGCAATTGTTGCAGCCGCCTGATGTGCTTTTAAAATGCCTTTTACTCCCTCAACACGCTTTGCATGGGGAGCAAACATTTTTAGTATTTCAAAATGATCATCTGCGGTTTCTTCGTAATAACTAATTTGAACAACATCTAACATTTTTTACTCATATATAAAAGGATCTTTCTTTTTTAGTTCTTCTAAACGTTTTTTAAATTGTTTTTTTCGTTTATACCATGTCCATGGCCATAGTATAAAATTTTTTATTCTGGTAAACATATTTTAACTCCGTATTTTTCGCTCCATCTTTCAGCATCTGTACGAGTATTTACAAGGGGTTCGCCTTTAATGTTTAAACTTGTATTAAGCAACATAGGGCATCCAGTTTCTTCGTACCAACGTTCTAGTAACTTTCTAAATCCAGGATTATCTCTTTGATTAACAGTCTGCACACGACTACTTCCGTCATAGTGTATAATAGCAGGAAATTTTTCAGTATCTTTACACCATGCTGTGTATTGCATATATGGACCTGTGTGTCCGTCAAAATAATCACTTGCATATTCTTCTAGTATTGCAGGCGCAAACGGTCTAAAAGCTTCACGTTGTTTAATACTATTAACCAAATCTTTTACATCGTCGCCTCGAGGATCAGCAAGAATACTACGATTTCCTAATGCTCTTGGTCCAAACTCTGCTCTGCCTGCTGCTACTGCAGTAATTCTGTTTTCTTTAAGTTCATTTATAATTTGATCAACTGGATAATTGCCGTCAATATTATGTCCAAGGTATGCACCCGGCCATCTTACGTGCTGATCCCAATGTGCTAGCGGAGCACCAATTGCGCTACCTGCATCTCCCGGGTTAGGCATAATCCATACTTGACTAAAGTTTTTATATGCAATACTATTTGCTTTACAATTAAGTGCACATCCACCCATTACAACAATATTTCGTGTCTTAGGTAATAATTTTGCTGTGTAACGTACTAATCCTTGAAATATTTCTTCGTAAATCCGTTGTGTGGCTGCAGCAATATCTGCATAGTCTTGTGGAGTTCTTAAATCTGTTGCCCAGTCTAAACATCCACGGTGACAATTTTGTTTAAAAATAACGTTACCATCATCTATAGTAGGCATTTTTTTAATAAAATCTCGTTTAATTCTTTTATACAATCTTTCTTTATCGCCAATTGCTGCCATACCCATGAGAATATATTCATGTTCCTGTGGCTTTAATCCAATTCGTTGTGTCATTGCACTGTACCAGATACCAATACTGTTTGGATAATTTTGTTTATGTATACGTTTTAAATTATTATCCTCACCATGCCATATACTAATTGTTTCCCATTCTCCGATACTGTCAACAACTAAAATTGCAGCATCGCTAAAAGGACTAGTATAAAAACCAGCAGCGGCATGACTACGATGGTGTGCTGTTGGTATACTTTTAGGAGCATCTGGATAAAATGATCTCATGTGTGATGTTGGCGATTGTTTTGTTAGCAATGAATATTGTTTAGCGTAAAGTTGTCTTGTTTTTTTCAAAAATGTATTTTCATAAAAATACACTTTTTCTGGTTTGCCAAACTCTAAGGCTTCGTTAATTAAATCATGGTGTAAGTTTTTATCATTTTTGATACGACTATAACGTTCACTGTGTGAAGCAAATACTAATCTTTTGTTTACATATACTGCTAGACTAGCATCGTGACTCATACCTGTCCACCCCCAAACAACTTTATTAGTTTTTGTCATTTACTTTATCTCCACATATTCCGTATATACCTGTTGTATCTTTTGGTAACGGTATATCTTCTAAGTCTAACCAAACTGCTCGTTTATGACGAGGAAAGTTGCCCGGATAACACCATATGTGTCCATCGTTGGTTAGTGTAACTGTATCTTTGTCGTGCCAAAAGCAACGGGTACGCATGTCTAATAGTATTTGCAGTGCATCTAAATCCTTTGCATGACACCATACACCAGTTTGTTGTAAAAAATTTGTGTTAGCAACTTGCAGTGGCTCGTCGTGTCCTAAGTATAGTATTCCACGATGTGCACGTACATCTATTTCAACATCATATCCTTTGTCATAATATGCAAACTCTACATAGTCTTTAGTGTTCTCCCACGCAGGTTGTATGCCTTGCCAGTTACCTTTATGTGCTATGAATTTAACCATAACTCTAAATCCTCTGGTGTTCCAACTCCATACATGCGTTCAATAGGAACCCTTACTACACGCCCGCCGACGGCAATAGTTTGATTGTATGTTGGCGCAAGATAAAACTCACCATTTACACGTTCATTGTTTGCAATCATTCTATTAGCACTATTCTTAAATGTAATCCAATGACTCCAGTAATAGTGTCCACTTGTACCATATGTACTAATAGGATTCTTTTCTGCTACTTCTACAACTACATCATCTTCTGTTCTAGCATAACTCCATTTAGGATCACGTTCAGGACAATCAAAAGTCATAATAACTCCGTCGTTATCCATTTGTTCGGTAAACAAACTACTATCCCAATCTATAAACTGATCACAGTTTGTAACAAACATAGCATCTTCTGGGTTCATATAAGAGTCTGCTGTTAACACACTACAGGCTGCACCTTCTGTTAGTTCATCTAGTTCAACAACATGTGCACGTGGATAGTAGTCACGTATACCATCTGCTATGTTGTGCTCTTTTCGAGTAATAAAAATATGATTGTCAAATTCTAAATCAACACTTTCTACTGCTCGCACAAACATAGGTTTACCACGTACATCTATTAGCGGTTTTGGTGTTGTATATCCTTGTTCACGAAAGCGACTACCTTCGCCTGCCATTGGCATAATTAAATTAAAGTTCATGTCTTTTCCACCAATCGTGTAACTCTGTGTCGTTACGATATATATCTTCTAAGCGAATCGGTTCTTGTCTGATACGATCTAACTTATCTTGGAACCCTTTGCCATTTTTAAATTGTTGTTCATAAGTATCTGGCCATTGTTCAGCAAAGGTAGGTCTATTTTTCATTTCACGTAATGTATTAACTATACTCATTTGTCTATGTGTAGCACGTGGCTCCATATATGCTAGTAGTTCATCAATTTTACGATCTAATATATGTCGTGGCCATGCAAACGGACTCATAACAATATCAGGGTGAAATGCAAACATAATTTTTGTTTCTACACTTACATCCAACTCACGACTCAGATCAAACAAGTCTTGTATGCTAAACATACCAGGTCCAGTAATTGTTAGATCAAATCTCATTTTTTCATTTCCGCCTGGCAATAACAATCCTTGTTTAAAATTATCTAACCATTCTTCCCAGCGTATGCCTTTGCGTATAAATTCTACAATATCACCTGTACCGTCGATACTTGCACACATTAGCCAGTCTTTAAACTGCGGCAAGTAATCGTATAAATTTTTACCATTGAATTCTACTCTAGATAGATTACTATTATAACGTAAGTAACAATTTTTTGCACTATTATTATCTATCATTTCTTGTAATGCCCACCAATGTATGTCATACATCAAAGGCTCGCCGCCTACCCAATAAATTTCTTCTACAATGCCGTCACTGATTGCTTTTTTAAATTCAGGTTCAACTACATTACGCTGAAACAATGTCATTTTCTTTTTAACATCGTGTTGCATAAAAGGTTGGTTTTCTGGTGACCACATATTATGTTTTTTCTTTTCGGCTTCCCAACTAGAACTTAATTGTTCGCCACACATACGACATTTAAAATTACACAAATTACTATAACGATAATCAAATGATATAGTAGGCATTGTTGTGTAACCTTCATCATCAGTACTATCAAATGCTTCTTGTATTTTGTCTCTGAAAAGAACACCTGTAAACCATTTGCGATAACTGCTAATACTAAGTATGTCGTCATTACAAACATCGCATTGCGAAATACGTTCACCAGCCATTAACTTTTTACGAATATTACGCATATACTCGCTGTTCCAGTGTTCTTCGAGTGTTACTGGATTAAACTCATCTGCTGCAGTTTTTGATTCTTTTATTTCACCGTAAGTTTCATCGTTTGTAGCATCAATATATTGTTTTTGAAAACTGTGTTCTTCACGACTAGCACAGCACATTCTACGTTCTCCTTGTGGAGAAATATATGTATGTGTCCATGGTGCCATACAGAAAGTTTTGTTTTCACTTTCTTCTGCACAACTACCGTCATCGTTCCAAATTGGTATTTTTCTTTTGATTGTCATGAGGATCCTATTTTGTATAATATAACTTATTTTTTATCGGTTGTCAACTCATACTGTTCACGTATATAGTTTGCCATTACATTTGCAATTGCTTGATATCCCATCTTAGAAGGATGTATTGTATATTGACTCCAAAATCCAGGATGATTATCAATACTGCGTCCTGCAACTTCATGCATAGGCACGCCATCAAATAAACACAGTTCTTCAACTGTGTTTATATAAAAGTCATATTTTTTTCTTTTTTCATCAGTAACTGGAAATATTCCATTTAATCCTAAAAAGTTAATAAAAACATGAGGTATACCTGCACGAGTTAGCAGTGCATCCATTGACAATATCCATTGTTGACATTTTAAATATCTAAGCCAATCTTGCTGTTCAACATAGTTTAGATACTGTCTTCCAAACTCACTGTCAGGATGCTTTAATGCATACTCTTCTCCCGATGGTGAGGCCAAGTTCATAACAACATATTGATTGTTATCATTGAAAAGATATTCTGTTGTTTTTACTTTTTCGACTCCTGTAAATCTCGGAGGTACACTTGCTATTTCTCTAAACGGTGAAGTTAATCCGACAATAGCCAGTGTACGTCCATTGGGTTTAAAGTTCTTTATGTGTTCTGCTATCCACAGATTCTGTGATTCGTAATCGGTATATACAGCTAGATCTGGGTTTAACCATTTATATATGTCAATGAACATACTTTGATTGCTGTTGCCCAATGTTGCTGCATTCATCACTGGTATGTTCAACTGTTCAGATAATCTAGCAGGATATGCAAAATTTCTATCTGTATAATCTCGCCAGTCTTTTCCCGGTGAATATTCTTCTCTATGATCCCAACTAGTCCTACCAGTTGCTGCACTGTCGTGACCTCTTGTAAAACTACAACCGAAACAAATTATTTTTTCAATCATTGTATCTCCAATAAATACGTATATAATATTTATCAGGAAAAATGTATGAGAGTAGGATTACTATTAACAGGATTAGTTAATGATACTAAAACTATAAAACATTTACAAAAGCAAATTGAATACTGGAACCAGTCTGGTATTGAAACAGAAATTTATAGTACATCATGGAGCGATACACACCGTTATCCTTGGAGTACTCCTACATTAAAAACTGATTACGGTAATCCTATACAAGACACTGCAGTTATTGATTATGCAGTAAGTACACTGAATCCAAACAGACATCTTGAATTACTATATTGCGATTTGTATGATAAATTTATCGAATATTGTAGTCAGTTTAATAGTAACCCATATAATAAAATTAATAGAGTTGCTAAGTCGCTAAGGAATTGCAGATTTAATAAATTTGGAGATATAACTGAATTCGACGACTGGTGGATAACTTATACATGGTTTACAAGATTTGTATATTTTGTAAATCAAGCATACAGTTTAAGTCAAGTAATTAACATTGCACTTGATCAAACAAACCCTCCTCAAGTTTTTTTAAAATGGCGCTGGGATTTATTATGCAACTACCATCGTGACACTGAAAATTTAATACATAGATTAGAAACAATGCAAAGACATGAAGGATATGGAATTCATTTTAATCGAGCATGGTTGTTTGGAGAAGAAACAAAAGACATAGAAATTAAAGCAACAAGAATGCACGAAGTATGGCCATATGAAGATCAACCTATTTGCGTCGATGATACTTGGTTTATATTCAATGATATGACAGCAAATAATTTACGTAAAATAATGAGCAAATATCTTGAGGTTTGGAATTTTGATGAACCACATCAACATCTTAATCTTTGGAGTGCAATCGGAAAAATACAATTACAGCGTGGCAGTTATACAACCGAACCAATGAGTAGGATACTAGTAAGATCAGGTGAGTTAATCGATGACCATTTTCATCGTAATACTGATAGATTTTTTGCACAACAACAGCAAAATAATCAGTTAGCAAGCCCTATGAACAAATTAATGGCAAAAGCCAACGATGCTGAATTTAAAAAATATCTGTATCAAGCAATTAGCAGTTTTGATTGGAGCAGTCAATGAAAATAGCAATTGTATTATGCGGATTTCCTAGATTAGCAGAACACGTAGCAGGTTGGAGCCATCAAGTGTTTGCTGATTATTCAGTTGACTTTTATACTCATTTTTGGTATACAAATTGGCCAAACATGGGAACTGACCAAGCAACTGCATATAATGCAATTGATAGTATTAAGCCAATTGCAAGTACAGTTGATTGTTATGAAACTGCAGCATGGGACTTTATTGATCATGTTAGACAAAAACCTATAGAACCAAAAAGTGAATACTATTACAGTTGGCCTGATGTTAGGGTTTTCAATTATAACTTTCCGGGGCAGTTTATCAGTAGTTCACGTGCAGTAAATCTAGTAGAAAGTAACTATGATTTAATAATAAAAACTCGAAGTGATTGTATTCTTCCGATTGGTGCAAACGAATGGCTACAGGAACTAGTTGATTTAGTTAACAAAAACGATTGTGTGTATGAAAGTGGTTCAACAGTTGTAAATGAAGGCATTCCTTTTATTGGTTGGGATGCTGCTTTTTACGGAAATACATCAAGTACAAAAAATTATTTTCAACCAATGGAAGATAACCTCAAAGAACTTTTTTTAGAAAAAAGAAATTTTTACGACGATTGGCATTATAATGTTAATCAAACTAGAGCAAAAGTACATCCAGGACTAGCACACGTAACTTGGGCTAAACTTGCATTGCTAAGTAATACAGTAATAAGATCAAAACCTATATTTTTGCCAACTCCTATAGTAGCTAGACAAGAATTTGATTACACATGGACATGGTCCGAAATCGAAGAACATCAATATCAAACAACAGGCATCCAAGGATTTGAAATATTTAATAATATAAACTCTGCTGATTTAATTAATCGAGCAGGAAAAATAAGGACAGCATAATGAATATAGAGCAAGCACAACAACATGCACTAGCAAGTTTAAACGCAACAGAATTAACTCGCAGTGACTTTAATTATCTTATGATACATGATTTATTTCCTGAAGATTTTTATCAGCAGTTAAAACAATTGCCTGTAGAAGAAACAGATGAAATTGTGCACAGTGTGTTTAACCACGAACCATTTGTACAAGCACTGGCACACAAGTTTGAGGATAGTCCTCGCCGTAGTGATACTATACGAAGTGTATATGCTTTCTGGCAACGTGCAGGAGCAGGTTATACACTAAAACCGCATGTAGACAGTTATCCTCGAGTGTTTACAATGACAGTATACCTAGCAGATGATAACGATACACCAGAGGCTGGCACTGCAGCATATCGTGTTGACCGCAGTACTCGTACTTGGGAAACAATTGGAATGATGGAATACCTACGTAATAGTTGCATGATCATAAGTCCGTACGATGACTTAACTTGGCACGGTGTAAATCTAATTGAAAAAGACATTGTACGTGATAGTGTTGTTTTAGTTTACAGTGCTGAAGAATGGAACGAATCGCAGATGCACTACGCTAACTGGAAGCCTGGAGAAACAGTAAACTATGTACTACCACAACAGTAAACAATATTTAGATAGATTTGAAAATCTACAAAATGGTTTTTATGAATATAGAGTTGACAATACTGTAGTTAACTTGTATACTATTTTTGAAGATCGCAGTGGATGGATATGTACTACTGTAGTAGATTGGAATAACAATTTACATTGCACAGAAGCCGCAGTAGATAATGTTAAGCCACACGATTATGTTATCAATCAATTGCGAACAGATCAAGAGTATAATGTAATGGCAGTTGCTGAAGTTTTCAAAAGACCGTTTAATGAATGGTTACGTTATCCGCATATTATGTATGTGCATAACAGCATGAAAGAATACTCTAGTACTCGTATCACCAGTGAAATAGAAAATAGTAATATGATTAGTTTTGATTTAAATCAACCTCCTACACGTGTAGGACATAGTGCTCGTACAATTGGATTTGGCAATGGACAAGTTGGCGACACTGTGTTTGGATTCGGCGGCATTGATAGTGATGGTTTTTTTCAAAGTTTTAGTGGCAGTGGCAGAGGATTAGTATACGTAAGATGAGTAAAATATATTGTCCATATGCTTTTAATGCAATGGAAATAACAACAGGTGGTGCATTTAGTCCGTGTTGTATAAGTAGCAAAGAATTTAAAGACGAAAGCGGCGATCGTTATCATGCTGGTAGTAGCAGTATTGGTAAAGTTTATGCTAGTAGTGACAGACGACATTGGATCGAGCAGTTTGATATGAACTTTAAAACAGACTGCAAACAATGTTGGGAAGTTGAAAAAAGCGGAGGCGAAAGCAAAAGACTACGTGAAATTAAATATTGGAAACTATACTACGACAGTTTAGGCGAACGTGTGCCGGTTATTAATATCGACACGCCGCTAGAAGTGCTAGATTTAAAACTAGGCAATACTTGTAACTTGGCTTGTGCTACTTGTGATCCTGTTAGTAGCAGTCGCTGGAACAGCATTATCAAAGGATTTACAGGCGATTTTCCTGTACAGCCGCAGCGTTGGCAAGATACTGATGACTTTTGGGAAGGTTTAAATGACAGTATTGATCATGTAAAGAAAATTGAAATTGCAGGCGGCGAACCTTTTATGGTTAAAAAGCAACGAGTGCTACTTGATTATCTAATAGACAATAATATTGCACAGCATGTAGACATTACTTGGATTACAAACAGTACACACTACGAACAAGACATTGTAGATAAATTTAAACATTTCAAACAGGTACGTGTAATGGTCAGTTTAGATAACACACATGAACAGTTTGAATATATGCGTTATCCTGCTAAATGGGATTATGCATATAATATTTTTCAAAAGTTTATCAAACTACACAGAGAAAACAAAATCATGCTTGGACTCAGTTACACTATCAGTGCATTGAACATATATCGTGCACCTGACATGTGGCAGTTTGCACGTGATCATCAAACACCAATTTTTAACAATCTTGTAATGCAACCGTTTCATTGTAAAAATTTGCCTGAAGCATATAAACAAATTGTACGAGAAAGATTAGAATCAGTTGAGGATCCTGCATATCAAACAAACCCTGCAGTAGGCAAAGACAATTGGCTAGTTAACTTCTTGATGCAACCAGCAGACACAGACGAATACACACGAAACAGTATAAAACACAGAATGGATTTGGTTACTCGTAGTAGACCCGGGCTAGGAGAAACAGCGTTTCCTGAACTCGTTGGAATATGGGAAGGATTATAATGTTAGGATTTAACAAAAGCACACCTAAACGTATGTTTGTACTCGGGTGTAGTCATTTAAGTGGAGCATACGATATAAATGATCAGAACGCAGGAGAGCAAAGTTATGCATGGCATCTTTGGAATCTACGAGGACAAAAAGATATTATGTATACTATGCCTAATCCAGGTGAAGGGTTACAGATGTATGCTACAATTATAAATTACATGGAAGTAACTGGTCAAATCGAAAGATTTGATCGTTATTTAATACAACTAACAGCCGAACCTAGAATAAGTTATTTTAATAATTCACACGATCAAGAATTTTATTTTAAAAATTTAGATTTATTTTTACAAGAAAAAAATCCATTCAACGACGGTCGTACTCTTAGTTATTTGTACAGCAAAGAAGGCACCGGCTGGACTACTAATAATCAACAAATCACAAATGTACACAGAAAATTATACGAAAAACATGAAAATAGATTTAGAACCACCGAAGGAAAAAATGCTTGGCTTGATGTTAGTGAAAACATGACCAGTGGATTAAACGACCCAGGCTTGCTATTACAAAATTTAACTCACGTGTACTATCGATTTATTATTGATACTTTAAAAAAGTATAACAGAGAAGTATGTATGTTTACCTGGTGGGGTAATCAAGGATTTACTAATTTACATAAAAAACAAACTGATCCGTGGATATTTAACAAACACAATGGTAGTATTAGTAGTAGTATGAAATCTGTTAATAAATGGTTTCCTAGAGAAGAACTTAGTAAAGGTGCTCATTTAAACGGTGAACAAAGTTTAATAGTTGCCGAACACTTGCATCAAGAAATAAATCGCAAGGGATATTTTAAATGAATAAAGCAATGTGTGTGGCTCCTTGGCTACACGTACACGTTGAACCAACTGGTGACGTTCAGTTGTGTTGTGCTAGTAATCTTAAACACGATCACAACGAAAGTATGGGAAATCTAAATACAAGCACACCTGAAGAAATTTGGAATAACGAACGTTATCGTGAAGTTCGTCGTCATATGCTACAGAACAGATTACTTGGAAAATATTGTAGTGCTTGTTATCAGCGTGAAGACGGAAGTATAAACTGGACCGAAAGACAAAGATTAAACAAAGAATTTCCAATTGGATTTGATTTTGCAAAGCAAACTGATATCGACGGTAGTTTTAATAAAATCGACATACGTTACTTAGATATACGTTTTAATAATTTATGTAATTTAAAATGTAGAACATGTGGTCCACATTGGAGTACACAATGGGCTACTGAAATGGGGCTCGACGATACTGTACAGTATAATCGCAGTTGGCAAAAATTAATACCATATCTTGACAATTTAGAAAAAGTATATTTTGCAGGAGGTGAGCCTCTTATGCAACGTGAACACTATGACTTTTTAGAACATTTACTTGAAAAAAATCCTAATGTACAATTACTGTATACCAGTAACTTTACTAGATTAAAACTAGGAAACAGACATGTTATGGATTATTGGTCTCAATTTAGATTAGTAGAAGCCGTTGCTAGTATTGATCATTTTGGCAAACATGCTGCTTATGTAAGAACAGGCAGTGACTATGAAAATATAAAACAAAATATTCAAGAAGTAAAGTCATACGGTATTAATACAGTACGTCCTAGTGTTACTAGTGTACTAAGTTTATATAATGTTACTCGCATTGGTGATTTTGTAAAACAACTTTGGCAAGATGACATTATTTCTGATATGCGTCAAATTGTTTTTAATATGTTGGTAAATCCTGCAAAACAAAATGCACTGATTATGCCAGAACGTGCACGTGACCTTGCACTTGAAAACATACAACAAGGTATTGACTTTGTACAAGAAAAAGGCGACGATCCTGAGAAACTTATATCAATGCAAAAATGGATCGAACATCACTGGCAGCACGATGCCGAACTGTTTAAACAATTTGTTGAATACAACTTACATCTTGACAAGATTAGAAATACTCGGTTTGAAGATTTTTATCCTGAATTTGTATAACTAGAAAACTCTGTTAAAAAGTCTGTTAAATTTTGATTTCTAATTCTATCTAGGCTTTTAGTATACAGTAATGCTTTTTCCCAATCTTGTTTTTTATCAGGGCCACCAAACATATTTTTTAATTCGTTAACTTTCCATTCCGGAAATATGTTACCTACACGAGTATGTACTGAATCTCTAATTTCTTTAGGTAGCACTGCAGGACTTAGAATAGCAGGATCGTATACATAATTATGATGTACCCAAACACCATGTTGATTGTGAAAAAAATCATAAAACTCACCAATGGTACTATAATTCATCCAAGATACTGTTTGTGTAATATCTAGTTCAAAGTTTTCTTCTTTAAGTCTTAAAAAGTTACGCATAACGTCTGCCCATTTTGTCGGGTATCTAATATACTCATTGCGTTCTTCTAAGTCATCAATACTACAACTTACTTTTACATGGTCAAAGTGTTTCCATAAATTGATCATTGCTTCGTTCATATTTGTCATGTTGATATTGTACCACAGTTTGATATCTGTTTTACCCATATCAATTAAACGCTGTAAGAACTTAAAGTGTTGTTTAATTAGAGTTGGCTCGCCGCCATTGATATAAAATGTTTTTACGTTATCACAGTGCTGTAATAAATCTTCCCAAAATTCTTCACGTTCGGGCCAGCGAAATCCAAACTTTGTATCATAGTTTGTAATTTTAAATGGTAAATCTTTTTGCAATGCATCATAGTCATTGCGCCACTTACTACTACTAACAGGGTTACATGTACGACAAGCAACATTACAAACATTACCCAAACGTAGTTCGACAAAATCTAGTTGCACATCTTGTATATAACCTTCAGTATCTGTTGCTTTTTTTGCTACATCTAGTGTATAATCAGGATAATTTTTTATTTCCTCTAAACGTTTCGAAGTTATTCCTTTTGCTTCTTCTGCATAGCAACGTAAACATGCTTGTGGTTTTTTACCATCTAATACTTGTAGTCGTGCTTTTCTAAACGACTCCGAATTCATAGTATCATGTACAGTATCATGATTTAAGTTGTAATATCTGTTATCGTTGTCTTTGGAACTACTTCGTGCTTCACGATGATCGGCAATACAACAGTGCGTAACTCCGCCGTGTGGGTGTGTTGCTAGATGTTGAAATAGTAATGGACAAAATGTTTCGCTCATAATAAATCTCTTATACGGTTAACTATACGACCAACCGGGCCAGGTTTTAAACAACGTAAACTAGGTATTATTTGCATTACATCTTCATTTCTAATTTTATCAATACTACTAATATATTCTAAAAATTTATCTTGTAGTTCTGTTTTATCTGTATCAAGGCTACGTATAAATCCTTGCATTTCTGGTAAGCACCTGCGCTGTGTATCTTCATTTTCTAAATCATAATCATCGATATATTTTTGCCAACGCTTCTGTATTTGTTTTCTTTTGTAACGTGGTAACACTTGTGCACGTAGGTATTCTGGGAATAACAGTGTATTTACATGAATACGATCCGGTTCAATTATACCTTTTTGAACCCAATGATCAAAAAAATCTGGAGCATGTTCTGCATTTAATGCACTAATAGTCGGTGTAATACCAAATTCAACATTACGAAGTTCACGAGTAATTGTTCTTGCGTTTTGTTCTATTTCTTCCCAAACAGTTCCTGTACGTACATACTCACCAACTTCTCCCATTGCATCTATGCTAGCATCAACTCGTATACGATCAAAGTGTCTCCAAAGATCGATTACATTTTTGTTCTTGTATTTGAGTTTGCTTAGATTTGTATTGTAACTAATGTATATATCTGTTTTGCCAATGTTAATAAGATGTTCAAGAATTTTATAATGTTCATCCATAATAAGTGGTTCACCACCGGCAAAATAAAGATGTTCTACTGTGTCAATCCAACTTTCCATATCATCCCAAAGTTCGTCTAAACTGCGTTTTACTTTGAGAATACGTTTTTCTTTACCATTGCGTCTGCCTAATTTTACACTATCGTCATGCCAGTTACTGCTAAGTTCTGGCCCGCAACTTCTACATCTAAAGTTACAGATATTACTAAAACGTATATCCATGTAACCCATAAAGATATCGTCTAAACTTCCATCTTCTTTTGTTAATGCTGTTCTTGAATTAAAATGTTCAAATTGATGATTCATATTCATACGCATACTACGAACACCATTACTTTCATGTTCGTAACATCTACTACAACCATCAGTTGGAACATCGTTAAGTACATTTAATCTTAACTCACGCATCTTATCACTGTTCCACAATTCTTTAAAAGATTTGTTGTTTGTGTTGCCTAATTGATAATCATGTTTTGCTAAACAACATGGAAAAGTTGTACCATCTGGCCATATATGCATATGTATCCATGGTAATATACAATAGTTTTTATTTTCCATAAATTTCTAAAAGCCTTTCGTGAAAGTTTTTTCTTACTTGTTCTGGATTATTGTTTAACACATACCATAACCAAAAACGACTCACTCTTTTTAATTCCTTTGGATTGTAATCAAATATAAAATTAAACCACCTATCTGTTATACTACGACATACCTGCTCAGGCGGTTGATATATACCATGATCAAAATCAATTATTTCAATTTTTGGGTTTTCTACTGTAGGGTCAATAATAAAGTTACTGCATTGATTATCATTTGGATAAAACACAAAACCGTGGTCGTCTACTTTATAATTATCTCTTACAAAATCAAAAAATAATTCCCATAGTAATTCAGCATCTTGCAAATGTTTTACATCACTGTTATCATATACTCCAAAAAAATCACCTTCTATTATATCTCTAACTGTTATCCCGGGTATTATATCGTAACATTCAACTCTAAATCCATTGCTCCTGAGATCTAAACTACTTTGCATACTACGAGTATGACTAAATGTTTTATACATTTTGTGAAAATTATATCCACTAATTTTTGCATTCAGTCCGACAAATATTTTATACTTTCTTTCTCCAACAATAATACACTGATTGTATTTTGTATACTTCCAAGTAAGTGCAGTATGATCATTTTCATTTTTTTTCCAAATTGGATCCCCGTCTATAATTAACTGTGCAATATCAATCGCAAATTCTTTTAACGAAAGATCAACATGAGTATTAATATTAACACCATGTATTGTTTGACTTAGAAACTGCAAATACTTGTGTATAGTATCACGAAGTAGTAAACGGAGGTTGTTTTCCATTTAAAATTAAACCCTTTGTTTGACGCTTTAGATATTCGCTCCAAGCATAAAAACTTTGTTCTTTATATCTAAATTGATGCCAATCAAAAATATTACTATGCCAAAACCATGTAGTTGTTTCATTACTATTTTGATTTATCAATCTTGATAACAATTTACAATTATTTACTGCATCTAGTTTGACATAAGTTTTAGGTATACTTGAATATCTTTTCAAAAAGTTTAACCAATCATATTGTGTAATTTCTAATGTATCTAAATCTTCATTAATTGCATCTCTGATGCTAGTGTGTGAACCTCCCCAAAGTGGTTGAATTCTACTATCAACTGTTTCCTTATAAACTTCAAACGCTTGATCAAAAATACTATTATCAGTAATGCTTACTTTTGTAAGCCAGTTATCTTGCCACATTCTATAATCTACACTTTGTGGAACAACATCAACATATATAAACTGAAACTCTTTTCCAAAATAATTATCAATGTGTGCTTTGTACATACTTTTAAATCCTGCACAGACACTAACATATGTTTTAATATTTCTTTGATTACGAACAAGTTCGCCGTCTTTTTGACTGCTCAAATCTTCTGTATTTGTCAAGTACACCTGATGTTGTAGTTGTTCTAAACTAAAATCGGGTTGTAAATGGTGTACATGATTCTCACTATCTGCGTTAAAATCTGCTTTAATTTTTCTCTTGGGACGTTCTATATCAGTATATAAACAATATACTGCTCTGTTACCCATTCTTATATCCATGTCAACATTTTTCATGCTCCATGCCCAACGATCAAGTAATGGAATAAAATCTGGACTTTGATAACTTTTACTTGGACGTGGTTCAGATATAATAATACATTTTGGATTGTATTTTTCTATTAGACTTTGTACATACTCATCGGTGCTTGGTAATCCATTTTTACCAAAATAATAAAGTATGCCACTTAAAATAATACAGTCAAACTCTCGATTATATTCAGGTAAACTTAACGCATTCGCTACTTGATAATCATGATTAGGATAGTTAGTTTGACAATATTTAATACACTCAGCATCTGTGTCTACACCAGCAATATTATAATTATAGTCTGTTAAAAACTCGTTGACCCGACTATAACCACAACCAATATCGAGAATGTTATCACAGTGATTTTCTTTAACAAAATTTGCAATTTGCTGAAAAAGAGGATTTGCACCTGTACCGTTTAGATAGTTCCATGTATAATCATCGGATTCATCTTCTTCAATATATGCTCCAGTGACATACGGATATTGTTTCCGCAATAGTACAAATGACTTATAACTCAAAGGATCAACTAATTCTCCAAGTCGGGCTCTTCCTGGAAAATATTTATTTTCACGATAATTAATGTATTCTTCTAATTTGTTTTCTTTGCACCAGTCATACATTGAAAGAATACTCAGATCATAGTTAAATGAAACTTGCGCTGGATCTTCATTGCGTCGGTTAAATTTAAAATTTACCATTGGACGCACATGTGTTTGTTGCTTTACTTCATTGTTTTTAATTAAGTCAATATCTGCTGTGCTAAAACAAGTTGCTAAATCTTTACCTACAGTTCCAAAGTCTAAATACAAAACTCCAGATTGATCTTCATTACAAAATCTATAATAGTCGCTGTTAGTAAGTGGCAAATCTAATTCTTCGTCTTTGCAATTACGTATTACTGTTAACAAACTAGGATCGTTATCTATATTCTTTTCTAATATATGAACTAACTGATTTATACTTTCGAGCCATTGGTATAGTTGTTGATATTCATCTGGACTATTGTTTAATGCATAACTTACATCTTCAAAATATCTATGCAGTGCATTTAGTTTATCTAATTGTCTGTCAGATATAGTTTCGTCAATATACCAATCTGTATTAATTGGATAATTTTTTCTAGCCCACGCATGATGATCGATACTTTCAATGATTTGGTTTAATTCTTTTCTACACTCTGCATATATTTCCGGTGTAATACTTCCATACTCATTTACAAATAAACGATGTGTTGATACATTTAGATTTCTTACATTCCATGCTTGAATAAATTTATTGGTTAATTCAGTTTCATCTAATTTAAATTTTATAATAAATCCGTCGTGCTCAACAGGCATATCAAATTTATTAAACGGTTGATAAAGCAATGATGTACTGTTATCAACCGAATGAGATTCAGACGATTTATTACCAAACTGAACTACAAAGTATTTCATGCTCCGAGTGTATCCTTTTCAGTATTCCAACCTCCTACTTGTAGATCATCATTTACATAGTCTTCAGTCGTTGCTGGATCGCCTTGTGCATCAATACTAGGAATAATTTTATCTGAGTTATACCCTATACTGTCATACCATTCAACAAAACTAGGAAACGTAGCACGGAAATCTTTTCCACGGCGTTTGTCGTACTGTTCGTAAAAGTAACGGAAGTCATTGTACAGTTTAGGAGTTTCAGCAGTATTGCGATGTGGAGTTTTTACAACGTCTAAATAATCAATAAGTCGTTGTACTTGTGCAATTTCTCTAACATTTAACATATCCATTTGTGATGGCAACCACGTTTCAATTTTTTCTTTAAACTTGTTTTTAAGTTCAACAGGAAGAATTGCTGCACTTTGGAAACTTGGAAAACGTAAAATGTTTAACGAAAGAACAGGAGCACGTTCGCCGTATTCTTTTCTTAATTCCATCATGTCGTCCATAAACTCAGTAATTGTTTCTAAACATAAACTATTAATAGTCATCATACAATGTAGTTTTTTAATGTTTGACTGCTTTAGCAAACGCTCAATGTTGCTGCGCCATACATCATACTTAAACCCATCACGAGTATATTCATTTTGTGGGCCTGCACACTCTGCACTAGTATAGATTTCAAAGTTACGAATATTAAAAGTACTATCGATCATACGCTGAAAGTGTCGTTCATTTTCAGGAACAAGATTACTATTAATAGCAAAACGCATATTGCTATGCGGATTTTGATCAAACCAATCAAACAGTTTCCAAATACTTTTATGCATAAGAGGTTCACCGCCAGTAACACGAATTTCTTCTAAACTATCACTAAGTCCATTTTCCCACCATTTCCAAAAGGCTTGAATGTACGGATTATCTTCTTCGAGTTTTGTACTACGTGCAGCCCATGGTGCAGTATCAGTAAAATGCCCACGTCCGTCACTTTGTATATTCATGTACGGACCATCTTCTTTGATATCTTTAACCCATGTACTACTAAATGCAGGATTACAATAAGAGCAAGCAAAATTACAAGCACGGTCAAATGCAATTTCTAGTGTTTTAAGATTTACATCAGCGTCCCATGGCATTTCGGCACTTGCTCTAACATCATCATCTTTAAAAATTTCTGTTTTATAAACACGATCACTGACATTATCTCTACCAATGTCTTCAACTTTCCAGCAGTATTCGCATTCTTGCGGACGCTCACCCTTGAGCATCATTTCACGCATTTTCTTTTTATGTTTTGTATTATGAATAGCAGTGTAGTTTTCTTTTAGTTCCTCCATTGGAATCCAATGTCCGGGAGGGTGGTGACAACTAGCAGTTTGTCCATGTCCTAACCAGATAGTAGCATTATACCATTTTGCAGCACAATAACTATCACTGATTGGATCAATCATTCTCTTTTTGTATTCTTGAAAATCTTCGTCTTGTCTTCTCATATATTTTCTCTTTCGCTATTATGTGCTGCATCGCAGTCTTTCCACCAAACACTTAATTCAGGAAAAGTTTCAATAAAGTTGGTGTTACGTCTTTTGTCAAGTGTATTAAAATATTTCCAAAAATGCACTTGTCTTTTACTTAGTTCATCTTTGTCTATACCATTTTTGATCCACGAAATATCACGTTTAAGTTTTGCTACTTCGTGATTTAAAAACCCGTGATAAGTATCTTCGTAATCTTCTTTAGCAATATTATCTTCCATAAACTTAACACAATCATCTAACATATTCATAAGTTCAGGAATATAATGAGCATTTTGTGCACTCATCCATAATGGTTCTCTCAAATATGGAATATCAAACCAAACTCGTTGTCGTTTTTTTCGTGTAAACGGTCCTCGCTTTTTACCAGTTTCGTCAATTGGTGATACTACAACTTCAGGTTGATTTTTAAATCCAAACTCTATACGTAAGTCTAATATCATTTGTAAAAAGTCTTTAAGTTTTGGAATACTCAACAAATTGAATGTGTTAATAAATGTAACACTCGTTCCTGTAGTTTCGCTTAGTATGTGACGAGTATTGTTTAACATAGTATCATAATTTAAACCAGTTCGAATATACTCTGCTTGCGGACCTACGCTATCTACACTTACAAATAAGTTAAAGTGTTTACATGCAGGAGCAACAAACCAATTGTTCTCAGTGTAAGGATTGATTTTCTCAGGATCTTCCCATATTCTAACTTCTTCTATTGCTTTTAAAGAATTCATAAACTTATCAAATAACTTTTGTTCCGGAGGGCACATGTTACTAGTAATACTAAGTTCAATATCTTGATTAGGATGAATGTTAACATAATCTAATACCTTAAAGGTATTTTTATCCATCAATGGTTCACCACCAGTCATTCTAAATATTTTTAAATCTTTATAAAGATCGGGCCACCAATCCCAAAATGCTTGTACATATGGATTTTCTTTGTTAGCACCTTCGATTGGCATTAATCCTGCTTTTCTAAGACTAGCAATGTCGTTGTGTTTTGTTTCTTTATTAAACACAACTGGACCAAACTCTTTGATTTCTTTTTCCCATTCGGTACTTAGGTGAGGACTACAATATGTACATTTAAAATTACACGCTTGATTAAAATTTACTTCTACATAACGAGGGTTAATATTTTCATCCCAGCCTCCGTCAACTACTTCTTTCCATCCGTCGGCACCGATCCAATCTTCACTTGAACGATAATGTCTATCACTCATGTTTCCATTGTCTTCGATATTCCAACAATAACTACATCCTTCGGGTCTTTTTCCCTCCCACATTTCTTTACGTTGTCGTACTTTCTCATGTGTGTTGTGTAGTGCACGTGGAGTAACTGCTAACTCACTTAGTGGAACTTTATGAGTCGGGGGATGGTAACAACTTTGTGTTAATCCTTGTGGTAAGTGCATACTAACCTGCAACCATTTAGCCATACACATAGTAGGACTAATTTTGTCAAGTTTAGTTTTAGTTTTTTCAGCATTTTTAAAATAATCGTCTGACATTTATTCCTCTACTGAGTCTTTTACTTGATCTTCTCTAACCTGAGGACCTAGCCGACTTGGATTTCTATATACAGTTTTCCAAAAACGTGAACCTTCTGTTCCGATATCTGCAATTTCTAAGTCTAGTTTTCCCTTTAGTTCGTTACCTAGTTCTACTGTACGTGATTTTAACTTATCGATATTCCAATTAACACCAGTGCGTGGACATAACTCAGTACCGTCTTCAAACTGCGGAAGTAATTCTGTATTAAAGTAATTACTCAACCAATCAAAATCACGTACATTACGCCAATCCCAATCTTCTCTAGTAATGTTTGTCATGTATGCTCCGAGTCTAGCACCATAAATTGCCCATAAGCCATTTGTAGTATCTTCACCGACTGTCATCCACACCATAAGACGTCTATAATTTTCTTGAAAGATATGTTTGAGTCTCCCAGGATCAACTACATCACCGTCTTCTAATCCCATTTTTACACCTTCACGAAAACCAGCACGCCACGCTTGTAGTGGACTACCATTGTTGTGTACCCACGAATACCAATTGTTCATTTGTACATAGTGAATGTTCCAGCAGAAGTCAACTTGTGCACGTTTATCACTTTCGGGTGCTGCTTCATGTGTGCGCATACGATTTACAACGTCAACCGGCCACATTTTAATACCACCGTTGCCGTATACTAATCCGTTTACTACATTTTTTGCTGCAAAACTAATAACATGATTAGGTGCAATTCTATCCATATCTAGTTCAACATTGAAAAAATCGTCGTTAACAATATTATCAGCATCAACTGTGATAAAACGTTCAGTTTCACTTAGTGCAGCGGCGGCCTTGTGTGCTGCATCACTGCCCCATACTCCGTGACTACGTTTAGCCCAGGGACATTTTTCTAATAGATCTGCATAGTTTTCATCTGCATTTGGTTCGTCATAACTGATGTATACTATATCAAAATCGTTAATACTTACCAGATTCGGCATATTCCAATCCTTCAAATTTAAAGGTAATATTTTTACCTTCGGGTCCTAATAATATTTTACAAGTTGTAGGATCAACTTTTGTTTTTACAATATATTCTTGATTTCTTCCAATGCTATCATATGGTATGCTAATTCTGTCTAACAATATATTTGGGTTGTTACCAGTTAAGAACATATTAATATCTTTGTATATTTTATAATCATGCGGATCATTGAAATTACTACGTATAATCCATCCTTGTGTACTCGGACTTACACTAAACGTTGCAAATTCTTCTGCTGTACTGTCTTTAACATAAGTATGGAATCGTTTGTTATTTTGTGCTAGTCCATAATCTACTGTAACATAGTTTTGTTTAATTTTCAAGCCATAACTTTTAAAAATACGCCTTGTTAATATATCAATGTCACCGAGTGCTATTGTATTCCGTAAATTAGAAAAATCATACAATATGTATCCTTTTTGTATTAGTTCAATCGGATCTATTTCAATGGTTTCAAGCAAACGAAGAGGATTGTTTTTTTCAATAATATACAGTGTTATTTTTTCATAGGTCTTGTCTTTTTGTATTTTAACTTCACTTGAATTAATCTTTCCAGTTAACTGATATACTAAATCTGTGCTAACATTTATTTCTACTTTATAGTCACTTAAATATAAAATAATGTTAACATCTTTGTTTACAGTTGGCTTAACAAAAGGAATTTTACTAAGATAATTTTCTGCTTGTTTTATTCGTATATAGTTTTTCTTTTCAACTAGTTTGTATCCATCAACTAAGTCTGCTACAATATATTTTTTAGTATTTTTAATACCTTTCATGAGATCAGCAACAACAGGATCACTTGTTTTTAAATAAGGATCCTTAATGTCATCTCTTGATTTTCCAGAGATAACGGTTATGTTTCCAGTCCACTCATTGAAGTATACATAATAATTATGCGGCTTCTTCTTTTTGGATTTTTGTATTATTAAACTTGTTTCTAAGCTCATTTATAATTTCTTCTGTTATAAAATTTTCATCTCTGTAATGAATAATTCCGGATCGTGTTAAACTGTTTTCTATTATTAATCCGTTTTTAATATCAAACCAACTGTTAAATAATTCAGTCCATTCTTGTGGAACATCAGATGTCCACATGTATTGACTTATAGTATCAATATCGTAAAAATTGTTTAGATTTATAACAACATCGTTGTAACAATCTAAATGTTTTGTTATGATATTACATACAATGTTTTTGTTAAAACTTTCAGGTTTTAATTCAGTAAACACATTGTTATACAATTCTCTCCAGTTTTGAAAATAAGGATCAGCCAACTTAAACCATTCTTGTGCAATATCGCTTGCTGAATCAAAATAAATCAGTTGATTGTACAATAACGGAAGATCGTACTTTAATTCAATATCAAACGACAGTATTTTGTTAGTTGGTATATTTCTATATGTTCTTGCTAGATTTGTCATTGCTAAGTCATGAGTTTCAAATTGATCCCATAATAAGTCAATATCTACATTTAAAAATAGTGTATCATAGTCAACATATATTGTTTCATCAAATGGAGTGCAGTGAATTACTTGCCATATGTTACTTCCATGAAATCCATCTTCATGGCCAGTATTACCAAACGGTAGTTCGGTGATATAATCAAACGCATCAAAATATTTTTTGTTAACTAAATCGGATTTTCCGTTGTCAACAACAAGACAAACTTCTGCGGTAGGATCACAATTTTTAATACTTAATGCAAGAGCATAACTATACTTAACTTTATCTAAATCTGTATCAATACCTAGTGTTACAAACCCTCTACTCATAGCAATACCTCTTGTAAATTTTTTTCAATTTCGTTAATATTTCTACTGATTGCACGTTTGTTCATAGCATGTAAGTTATAATCTGTATTTCGAGTAAGTATGTTTTTCCACTGTTCTTGTCTATTATGACTTAGCAATATCCAATCATTCATTCCTTTTATTTCGATAATATCATCTTTTTGATCCATGTTACGCATTGGTATGCCCATAAAATCATGTATGTAAGATTCTTCATTGCTTCCATTTAATAAATGTGCAGCAATACTTACACAAAAATCTGTTCTGAATAATGCAGGAGGGAATTGATATAATAGTGCATAATAGTCCCAGTTTTCTTTAACATGGCACCAAGTATCAAAAAATACACGACTTTCTTCACTTTGATCAAAGTAAACAACTGTACTCCACCAATGATGTATGCCACCATCTGTTAGTGTAATTTCATTTAAATACGGAGGCTGATGCTCTAAATATGTTGCTGTCTTATGCATAGATATTGTTATATCAGTATCAAAAATATAATCATAAAAGTTATTTTTTATGATATAATCTGTATCAATTAACATTGTTTTATCAAAAGGTGTTAATTCAAATACTTCGTGCTTGTTGCTGTTTAAGAAAGGTGCACTAAATTCTGTCCACGGACTATCAAAATGCTTTCTTGAATTTTGTTCATGTTCAACATCATCAATAACAATATGATCAAAACACGCTTCGTGCCATTCACTTGATATACTTTCTTTTAACCATGCATATCCGCCATTATCGGTCATTAAGCACGTTTTATTATTTTTCATGTTTGCTTTTACATAGCCTGCTGCAACATGTGCAAATCGTATATAATCTAATTGGCTATTGTTGTAAGCAAAAAAGCATACGCCTTTTTCTTCTTCTTTTGCCATTTACCAATCCATAATTTTTTTAATATTACGTGCTTTTTTAATCTTATCCATTTGAATTTTGTATTCATTACTGGCTTCAGTATATGCACTAATTAAACTATCTTTAAACTCGGACAGATCATCAATCTCAATTGGATTTTCTTTTGTATCAATTACAATAGCATTTTTTTTATCTGACCGTAATAACGCATCAACAAAACTGATAGTTTTTTCATCGGCAACAAACGATCCAGTTTTATACTGAACCGATTGTAATACTTGCATACGTGATCTGATATTACGTTTTTGATTAGATAGCGTTGTGCGGTAATTTGCAAATTCGAGGGCTTTCTCGAGTCTCTCATCCATAGTGAGTTTCTCCTTATAATTAAGTACTACTATAACTTATTTAGTTAACAAATGTCAAGTGATTTTTTTAGTTATCGTCTGGACCCATAAATCCATCGCCTACCACTGCTGGCACAGGATCTGGTGTAACATCAAACGTACTATTATTTTCTGTAATAATATCTGGCATTAAGTATCTAGGTGTTACTGTTAATGTTCCGTCCATTACTTGTTCAAATGCAGTATCGTCAAATACTAGTTTGAAATGTACTTCTTTTCCATCGTCGGCCCATTTGCCATATAATTTAAAATATCTATTAGCATAACTAGATAGTCTTTCATCGCCGGTTAGATATACAGTAGGACAATATGCAGTACTTGCTGTATGATATGCTGTAGCATATGCAGTCGCAGCAGGAAAATTCACAAACCAGGCAGGTACAGTTGATGCATAACCATATCCATAGCCATAACCATATGCTGATATTTGTTGTGTTACACCAGCACTAGTAAACAATAACCCTTCGTCATCAACAACACCATCTGGATCACTGCCGTCTCCATATCTATCAGTTAAATGATAAAAACCTTTACCTTCACTAGTGCCAGGAGTAATATATCCTTCACTTTGATATGTGTTATTCCATGTAAAAGTCAGTGTTCCTACTTCGTTAATAATGTCGGCCCAGTTAAAGAACCCTGCTGTACACCCGCCTTCGATTGAAATGTCTAATTGTAGTTGTCCACCGCCGTTAAAGAAGTATCTTGCATCGTTGTATGTGTTCCACGACCACTTATGTTCACCTTCAAGTTTTTGCCACCAAGGTATAGTTCTAGCATATATTCCTGCAGTGCCTTCAAGTAAACTTGCGTTTTCTGGATCGACTGTAGTATGCATGTTGTTAGGTAATACAACATCTGTAAACTTTTCATGTACTAAATTTAAATCTTCAGCACGTACCAAGTATCTAGGTTTAATATCTGTGCGTCCTTGCGGAACACTAAACACTAACACATGGTCTTCAAATGTTACGTGGTCTAACATAACATTTGTATGATCTACTAGTAATTGTAATCTATCTGCTTCGATTAGTACACCTACTGGCACTTGGTCATCTATATTCAGTGCACCCCATCCATACTTGTGTGTGTCTATTCTATTTGCGTCTGTTACCAAAGATGCAGGATAGTTATCGCCAAAAATTAAGTTTGCGATATCTGCTACATAGTTGTATTCTGAGGCTTTAACCAAATTGCCTGGATAGACAGGTACCAGTGCCATATTACTTTGCTCCTACAACTACTTGAATAACGCCAACGTCTGTTAAGAGATTATCTTCTAATGCTCTGCCAATAACTTTTCTATAGTCTTGTGCTTCTTCTTCAGTTGCAGTTTCAGCATGACCGTGTGTTAAACTGCTTACTAATCTGTCGCCTTTGCGTACTGAACCAACAACTTTGCAAGGTACACGCCCTGCTAGTGCTACATATGGATGCGTGTCATCATTGCCTGCGCCTGCATTCATTTCAAAGCCTGGTGCAGTACTGATGATGCCAAATACGTCAGTGTCTGCTCTTGAGCCTGTTGGAATAATTTCAGCAGAGCCGCCAATTTTAACAACTGTGCCAGGCTCTAATACTTCATCTGCAGCATAGCGTTCTGCAAGGTCAGCATATTCAGCACTAGTTGCTGTGCCACGAAATTTAAAATCTGTTCTGTTGGTCATATTAATACCAACTTGCATTACAGGAAAGTTTGCACTTAGTAGTGTTGTACCATCTTCTGCAAATTCTGTATTTGCAGGTGTCCATGCATTTGTGCCATCAGTTGCATGTGGTCCTACAGTAATATTGTTAATAACACCTTCTACAATATGTACTATACATTTATGCAAATTACCGTTTGTGTCTTCGATAGTTCTAACTTCAATTCGTGTATCGCCAGTGAATCCAATTGGATACCACTTACCACTATCGTAAATGAATAAAATATTTTCTGCATTATTGTACCACAGCGTTCCTTCTACTGGATTCACTGGAGGATTTGCACTAGCAAAATTTTCTACTAAATTTAAAAAGTTTTCGTTTACAAACTCTCCAAATCTTGTAGTATTTTTACCAATTAGTCTAACTGGAGTACTTGTATCTACTGTACCGTCGTTAACTACAATTGGCGTTTTATTTGGGTCGCTATGATTAATTGAATATGGCATTGTTTTTTCCTATTATACGTCACTGTATGTTGTTCTAATCCTTAATGTATATATCACACTTATTTTTCTATTTGCACTTTTTTGTACAGGATGGAAAATAACATGTGTTAGCATGTCGTTGTTAGCACTATAAACGGCAATTTCATCAAACACATAATCGCCATTCATATCAGTCGTTGTATCTTCATTATCTTGTCCTGTTGGGGTATTATAATCTAGTGTACTTGTCATTACAACATCACTATAAACTGTGCCATTGACGTGGTTAACTACTGTACTATCAATAGCCTGTGTATATGTTTCGTTGTAAAGTCCGCTTGTACTTGCACCGGTGTTAGGTGCTTTATAAGTTACTGCTCCGGTACCATCTATTAATGTTCCGCCATTTCCGTAGGACATAGATAATACATTATGTGTACCATTTGCACCAGCAACATTTGCTAGTAAATTTGCAATTGCAACACTCATATTTTCAAAGTGAATTGCATTACGTCTTTTTACTAGTACCTCGCCGGTGTTAACGTCTTGAATCAACAAATGACCTTCTATGTTTACTAACGATTTTTCTAATTGTGATAAACTCATTTTCTTATTTCCATTATGTACTATTTATATCGTTCCTTCACCTGCGTCTCTAATGAAAGCATGGTCGCTTGCTGTTCCACTTGCTGCAAGGCTTCTTCCTGATTCATTGTAAGCCAATCTAAGTTCATTGCCGTAGTGTCCAAACTTATCTCGGATTGGTAGTTTTACACTATCACCTGCATCTATTACTGTAGTGCCAGTTAAATGATCTAATGCACTTGTTCCTAGTGTTCCTCGCTTACAATACAATAAATTATTTGCATCTCTTGCGCCATATTCAATTCGTTCGCTGCCAATCCAAACTACACCTGTGTTATCAGCCAATACAGTTACATCTGCAAGTGGAATAATTGTATCATTGTGTCTGATATCATTTGAAAGTGTAGTTTTGTTTGCATCTACTATAACAATACTTTCTTGAATATTATAGTTTGTGAACATATTAATTTGGAAGCTACGTGTATCTGTATCTTCTGTGCTGCCGGATGCGTTTGTTTGTACCATTATTCTTACATTTTCTAATAAATCTAATCCGACTAATTCTTCCCCGATTCTTTCATATTCTGGCTGAATAAACACATTACCTGAATATAGTGTTGCTATATCTTCTTCTGGTGTTGTGAACTCATATGAGAACGCATCATTTCTAAAATATTCATCGTCTGTATATCCGTTATCTACATAACTATCTTCTGCTTCGCTACTAGTAAATGTTCCTCCTAATAATATAACATCTCCGTTCCATTGTCTAGTATAATCATTCATTTGAATTGTTATCTCAGACTGATATTCATCTTCGACTTGTATAGTCATATTGTCCACAGTAGAAGGACGCTGTTCTAATGTGTGTAACTTAGTATGGAAAGGTTTAATGTCATGGAAGTATTTTTCAATTGCTGTTGTTCCATAATTTTGATATGTCTTAGGATCTCTAATAAGCGGATGGTCTACTGCTAGTTTTACATACGTAGTTTTAAATGCAAAGTCATCTGCTGTATTTTCAATAATTGCTTGATACAAACATCTAAACCATAATTTATTATAAAATTCTTTGTACTGTCCGACAAATACTTTACTTCTTAGTAGGTCCATTAGTAAATTAATAATGTTAGAAACACCACTGTCAAAGCCACTGATATCAAACCCAGCAGCATCGAATCCGTGTCCAAACTTACTTTCTAACCATAACTCATCACTTAGTGCAATTGTACCATTCTTTTTCCAGCGAAGGCTATAAGTTCCATTTTCCTTATACCACATTTCAGGTCTGTTAATACCATCTTCGTGTAAACTATTTTTAATGTATATATAACTACCATCTGGTATATCTGCTGCGGCATTAACATCTGGCAACACCGGAATAATACTAGTTATATTGTCGAATGTGTAGTCTGGTTGTACACTTGTATCATGTTTATATATTAGCATACCATCGTTATTATATTTTTTATAAGACCAATCTACAAAGTTCCAATAATGCTCTAATTTATATTCAACTTCGCCTTCTACGTAAGTTGTGTAGAAAACACTATCCCAATTTAAAATCTCTGATATAACACAAATATCTTCTAAATATTCATTTGTTGCATCAACAAAGTTTTGTCTTGCATTAGTAATATCTCTGTATAAACTTTGTGCTGGACGAGTTAAATGTCCATATCTATTATATTCATGTAGTCTCAAATCTGGCACAGGCTGCCCTCGCCAAATTTCAATGTCAGTTGATTCTGTTTCGGGTGGTAAATTATAATTGTACACTCTCGCCCAATGTAATTCATTTGTATCTGTAACAGGATCAGTGACATTTACATTATCATCTAAACAAATATAAAACTTATCATCTTTAGTTACAACAGACTCTCGGTTATAAACAGATGCAGCATTCCATTCAGTGTATGTATATAAATCATGATAGTTATTATATCCTGCTAAACTATCACGTATTTTAATATGCAAGTATTCAGGTATTACAGTGTGAGGATCATTTTCAGCAAGCAATGTCCATTCATTCAATGGCAAACTATTGCTTTCGTAGATTTGATTAATCTGTATAACTGTATCATCTGTTATTATTTTATCAATATTGGCTAATAGTAAGTTACTATCTAAACTAGATGCTGCCCATGATATACCTAAATCTTTAAAATTAGTCAACATGTTTGCTAATTGATTAACATTGTAATTTCGTATGCCAGATGATGACTCTTTGTTTTTAACCCAGAAGTAATAATTTGTTTGTGAAGTTTTAGTTGCTGGATTAAAGTATGAATATTCAGACCAGAAGTATCTAGTTTCTCCGTCTATTACTTTTGAATATGGTTGACCTGTAGCAATAGTGCCATCTAAACTACCACCAGTTGCTGCAAATTCTTCATACTCCTCAGGTAACACAGAACTACGTGTCCATTCATAAATTTCAATCTCGGAACCTGGAAATAGTCTACCCCATTGTTGCTGTTGATATTTTTCAGTACCTTGTTCGTAATCTAAATAGATACTAGTAGATAAATCCCACCAGCGTGTTCCGATAAATCTATC